TAATAGTAACCGTATTACCGCAGATAGTATAAAATACGAACCAAAAGACGACATTTTTGCTGTAAGAGATGGTAGTGTAATTATTCCATTGAGTGCAGCAGATGGTACAATAATTAATTTAAGTTTGTTTGGTAGTACTTTAACTGTGCAAACTCGTAGCGGATCAGTGGAACAAGTGTACAGCACCGGAGGAAATATAGAAATACTTTTAAGAAATAACGAAGTTATATCTCTAAGTGCAACAATTATAGACAGCATTAACGGTGCCGGAGCGCCGTGGCGCTGGAGACCAAAAGGCAATACTGTTACAACTGACAGCGATGCAATACAAGTAGATCAAAACAGCAATACTAAAAGGTATATCAGTAACATTGATAATATGCGGGATCGTATAAAAACTATGCAGCTAGACGATAGTACAAGAGCTGCATCCAGCAGAGACTTTTTGCCTTTGTGGATGAGAACACCTCAAGCAGGAAGTTTGGCAGATTTAGATTATGTGTTTGCAGTGCCAGTTGTTTACACATTACCTGGAAATAGCGAAACAGTTAAAACTAATTTGCTCAACAACGGATTCGACTTTAACACAATCAACTATGATATAGATAGATATATAGTAGATACTACAACTGGTAACAGCAATGAACAATATGTATTGTTCGCAAATTATCAATTCAACATTTAATTAACATAAATAGTAATGTTAAAAGGAAAAAAAGATGGCAAGTAATATTACAACAACAAATTTAGATGAAAACTTTCCAGTAGCTGGACGTGATAATGACAGTCAGGGATTTCGAGACAATTTTTTCAATATCAAACAAAACTTAGATTTTGCTAAGACCGAAATAGATGATCTACAAGGAAATGTTGTTCGTATAGATCAAAGCAGCGACTTTGATGGCAACACCATCAGTGGTGCAGTATTACTCGATACTAGACTGAAAATAAATACTACTTATTCTACTGGGGTAATTGCAGACCAAACTGTACTCTGGATTAGCGGGCATGTGCATGTAATTAGAGCCGATAATGATATTGAGCTTACCCTCAGTAACTGGCCGACTGACAGCAACTATGCTAATATGAAATTAATAATAACTGCTGACGGAACTACTAGGCTGGTTACTATCAGTAGCCAAGGTGGCGGCAACATAAAGACAGATGGTAACGCTGCATGGACCAGTAATATTTTGGAAATAACTTCGGCAACTGCACCTGTTATTGTTGAAGCATTTTCTTATGATGGCGGCGTGACCGTTTATCTAAGATATTTAGGACAGTTTAGCTAATGCATCCTACTCTAGCTGATATAACGTCGTTGAGTGATCCTCAAATTGAACAAAAAATTCAAAAATTAAACAGTGTGTATTTCATTACAGAAAATGAGGATGTAAGACATCAAATTATTCTGTTGCTGGATACATATAGATTAGAGTTAGATGAACGCAGAGTTCGTGCTAGATTAAAACAACAACAAAACGGCAACAATGGACTTGACAACTTAATAAAAATAAGTTAACATACACTTATGTTATTAAAAACTGACAGTCTTGGAATTCCCCGATTCTCTAATCGTGATCTGATAGATATGATCTATAGTGGCAACATTGATAAATGCCACGTAGTTCTCTGCGATCCTAGTGATGATGTAGAACAGTTCAACTGTGCTATGGAAGCACAAGGTTTTGACACGCTGCAAAAGTATATTCCTTTAGATGTAGATCAAAAGACGTTTGACGGTGTGTGCCAATCAGAGTGGTTTATGCCTGACGAATACAAGCGGATTGACGTAGATGATTGGTGTATGCGCAAAATAATGAAGATGAAAAATGCTACTAATTCAATGTCTGTACTTTATCCAATAGAATATGAGCGAGCATACGAAGAACTCGCAGCGTTTGACGAACGCGATATGTACAATCTGCTACGCTATATGATCTATCTCGTAGACTTTATGCGTGAGAACAACATTGTATGGGGTGTAGGTAGAGGATCAAGTGTTGCTAGTTATGTGCTATACTTAATAGGTGTACACAAAATAGATAGTATGAAATACAGTTTAGACTGGCGAGAATTTTTAAGAGACTAAATATTCAATACAAGGAGATACTAAATGGCAATGAAAAGCAAGGGTCGTAAGATCTATAAAACAGCAAACGGTAAAAACGTTGATTTAGATCTCTTGATTTCACGCAACGAGTTGACTCCGGCAGTAGGAAATGCAAGAGTAAACGCCCGAGGCGACGAGTTAGGACCTGGTGGAAAGATCATTAGAAAAAGAGAAGATGTTCTCAAAGACTATTATGAACAATCAACTGGCGTTAAGGACGAATCAGTCAAGAGAGAAACTGCACCTGTAAGACAACCAAGTGGTGCAACAGCAGACGAAGTTGCTGATTGGGAAGAAGACGAAGACGGAAATTTTATTAGAAAAGGTAAGTGATGTCTCACAATTTAAAAATAGTAAATCGCACTTTAAAAGCTATTGGTAGCAAAGTGATTGTAAGTGATATGCACTTTGGCGAACAAACTACTGCACGCGGCCTTATTTTAAGAGACGACAATGGCACTGGTCGCGGAATTTATCCGCGATGGGGCAAGGTCTATGATAAAGGGCCTACAAACAACGATCCGTATAATATCGGAGACTGGATACTAGTTGAGCACGGTAGATGGACACGTGGTATTAATGTAAACAACGGATCTGGTGAAATAGAAGTGCGGATGGTAGAAAACGAAAGTATTTTAATGTGGTCGGATACAAAACCAGAAAGTACTATGATCGGAAAAGAATACAAAGATGGCGAAGGATTTACAGTTGATCCTAGTTCATTTGTCAATCAATAAGGTATAATATGATAAATCCATTTAAAGATATTGACACGTTTGCAACGGCGTGTGACCAGCCTCCTAGTGAAGAAAATTATGCTATGTATATCGATCTCATCGATGAAGAACATAATGTAGAACTTAAAGAAGCATTGGCTAACAATGACCGAGTAGAACAACTAGATGCGCTAATAGATATTTTAGTTGTTACTATGGGTGCTATTCGAGCAGGCGGCTTTGACGGAGAAGGTGCTTGGGAAGAAGTAATGCGTACTAACTTTGCCAAGATTGATCCAGTTACTGGTAAAGTAATCAAACGTGCAGACGGGAAAGTACTAAAACCGTCAAATTGGGTTCCACCTAACTTAGTGCCATTTGTTAAATAAACTAGTTGACTCCTTGTGAGGATTGTGTTATTATAAACATAATTCAAACAAGGAGTTTTCTTTTGGCTACACATGGCATGATCGACCTCGAAACACTAGATGTGTTTCCTACTGCAACTGTACTTTCTCTTGGTGCAGTTAAATTTGATCCAACTACTGACGCAGAACCGCACTCAGAACTTTATCTTAAAATTTGTATTGACGACCAAGATCAATTAGGTCGTACATCAAGCGACAGCACTATCGAATGGTGGGGACGCCAAGATCCTAAAGCAATGGAAGAAGCCTTTGATCAAACAGGTGCTGTTACTGTTGAACAAGCACTAAAACAACTCAACAAATGGGTTGTAGGTGTTGATGAGATTTGGGGGCAAGGATACGGGTTTGACATTACAATCCTTGAAAATATGTATCGTATGCTGGGAAATCCTATTCCGTGGCAGTTTTGGCAGATTAGCGATGCTCGTACTATTACAAAACGTATGCCAAAGGATCCACGCAAGGACATGCAAACTGATTTGCATAACGCACTTGCAGATGCTTATTTCCAAGCCAAGAGTGTACAAATCATTTTTAAACACCACGGATGGACAAAATAAATGACAATGAATCCCACACCAAGAAAAGTTGATAATGAATCCCAACAGTTAATTGATGAATATCTTAAAAACGGGGGTACTGTTACTGTAAAACAGCCCGGGGCTGTTACCGAAGATATCCAATACACCGGAGGATTTTATCAAAGACGCAAGAAAAAAGCAGAAGAAGGTGGCACCAATGGTTGAAGTAGATCTTGAACAGATAGGCTTTAACATGGATCACAAGGTAAAAGCCATTGAGTGGCTGTATTGTCGATACGGACCCATCAACGAAGGGCTATGGCGACTCAAGGGCTTGAGATATGTTTTATTCAAAGATCCTAAACACGCAACATTTTTTTGTTTGAAATGGAGTTAACATGATACGTTGGTATGATTATGTGCTGGCAGTGATAGCAGCGGACTTTATGGTAGGTTTCTTCATAAGTGGTGCTAGTGCTACTGTATGGTGGCAAACCCTGCTGTATGGTCTCGCAGCAGGTATGATTTGGGAAGCGTGGAGCAAAGATTACTGCGCATATAGATTAAGAAAAGAGGTCGAACGTGGAGAATAGCCCACTTAACAAATTACAACAACTGATGACTATTACTATGGAAGAATGTGGCGAGCTCACACAGCAATGTAGTAAGACCATGCGCAAGTTCGACACTGTTGAAGCTGCACTAGAAGATAACGAACGTGCTGTTGTTAATCGCATCAAGCTGGTTGAAGAAGCGGGCGATGTGCTGTGTATGATTGAATTGATGGTGGCACATGGGTTAATGACACATGACGAACTGTCAAACAGAGTAGCAGTAAAACTTGAAAAATTAAAAACTTGGAGTGATCTAATTGCTGAAGACAGCATGGAGAATCTGGGCTAAGAGTCTAGGTGAAAAGATAGGCGAGACTGATGCCCAAGCAGATGCTGTGGCCGCAATTAGAACTTTTTGGTGGGTTACTCATATTGTAACCTGCTTTATGATTATTATACACAACGGAGCAAAACTAGGATGGTGGTAAAATGACTAGACTTCGTAAGAAAAGACTGTTATTATTAGCAAAACACAGTGGAGATCACAAACGCTGGTATAGATTCTACTGTGAATTAATGAAAGAAGGTTTAGTTACTTGGCAACTAGGCTTTGCTGCACTAACCATTGACGGACAAATAGAACTTTATGAAATGGAAAAAGAATGAAAGAACTTTGGGTAGAAAATAGTTTTATGGATTAAAAAAAATGTTCAGAGAGGTCCGTCTGTTTGGTACGAGGATCCTGTAGACAATGTAGAAAGACTATATATAAGTGATTTTTTAATAGACAACACTATATACGAAATAAAATCAAGTTGGACTTGGAATAAACAAGGTAAGGATATGAATTTGGAATCTAGAAATAAAAAGAAGTTGACATCTTGCATAGATCAAGGGTATAATGTAATATTAGTATTAAATGGAGAAGAAATAGATGCGCGATCTCTGGACTGAAAAATACCGACCTAAAACAGTAGATGGATATGTGTTTCGTGACGATGCACAGCGTAATCAAGTAAAAACTTGGATTAAAGATCAAAGTATTCCGCATTTGTTGTTCAGTGGTAATGCAGGAATTGGCAAGACAACACTAGCAAAACTGTTGTTTAATGAGCTTGATTTAAATCCGCTAGACATTTTAGAAATCAACGCGAGTCGCACAAACGGCGTTGATGAAGTTAGAGATAGAATTGTTTCGTTTGTGCAGATGATTCCTTTTGGAGATTTTAAAGTTGTCTTACTTGATGAAGCCGATTACTTGTCGCACAACGGTCAAGCAGCGTTACGTGGTGTTATGGAAGAATATCATAGTACGGCCCGTTTTATTCTTACTTGTAACTATCCTAACCGTATCATTCCGGCTATCCATAGCAGGTGCCAAGGTTTCCATATTGCCAAGATCGATCAAACGGAGTTTACTGCTCGCGTCGCTGAAATCCTCATCACTGAAGGTATCACTCCGGATTTGGATACTCTCGACACGTATGTAAAAGCAACATATCCAGACTTGCGCAAATGCATTAACATGGTGCAAATGAACAGTGCAGACGGTAAGTTGGTTTCGCCACAAGAAGGTGACACGGGCATTGCTGATTGGAAAGTTCAAATGGTTGAGTTGTTCAAGGTAGGAAAAATTCAAGAAGCACGGAAGTTGCTGTGCGGAACTGTTCGTGCAGAAGAAATGGAAGAGATTTATCGTTGGTGCTATGATAACATTGAACTGTTTGGAACTGGCGAAACCCAAGATCAAGCAGTACTAATTATCAAGCAAGGGTTGGTAGACCATGCACTGGTTGTAGATCCAGAGATTAATCTTGCAGCAACACTGATTAGACTAGCGAGACTTAAATGACTTATATTATAAACAATTTGGAGGTTATACAGAATGTATAAAAGAGTATATAAACATACACCAGTATGTTCCGGACAGGGTCGGAAACCCTATAAAGGAGGCTTAGGCGGACTATGACATATATCGTAAACGATGCTTGCATTAAATGCAAACATATGGATTGTGTTTCAGTCTGCCCTTAGCCAGTCGACTGTTTTTACGAAGGCGAGAACATGCTAGTGATCAATCCGACAGAGTGTATTGACTGCGGAGTGTGCGAACCCGAATGTCCTGCAGATGCAATTTTACCTGATACTGCACCAGGAGCATCCGAATGGGTAGATTTCAATGCTAAGTACGCGGTGCTTTGGCCTAATATTACAGAAATGCGCCCAGAGGATGTGCCCACTGATGCAGAACAATGGCACGGTGTAGCAGGTAAGATGGAATATTTCTCAGAGGAGCCTGGCAAGGGTGATTAAAGCAATACTAGCACACGATGCACATTGGGGCATTGGCAAGAACGGTGATTTGCCATGGAAAAACATTGGCGATTTACAATGGTTCAAAGAATGTACTGATGGACAGGCTGTGGTAATGGGTCGCAAGACTTGGGAAAGTTTGCCTCGTAAGCCCTTGCCTAACAGGATTAATCTTGTGATTTCGTCTAGTTGGATGGAACATTTTCACCCAAAGCCGCAGGGTGTGTACGGCGGCAAAGATGTGTGCAAGATCATTAAAGATGTTATTGAACCCAGATATGTTGGTGTTGACAACATTTGGATCATAGGCGGCGCACAGTTGATAGAAAGTTGCTTGCCTGTTATTGACGAGCTGTGGTTCAATGACGTAGGCGGTGATTATAATTGTGATACATTCCTGCCCAAACGAGAAATTATAGCACAGTTTGAGTCAGACAATGTAGAAATTAAAAGTTTTGGTGTAGTTACCAAGTGGATAAGGAGAAAAAATGCAACAGTATCATGATGCTCTTGAATATATTTTAGAACACGGCAAAGACAGAGACGACAGGACCGGTACAGGCACAAGAGGCGTATTCGGTTATCAAATGCGTTTTAATTTGCGTGAAACATTTCCAGCTGTTACTACTAAAAAACTTGCTTGGCGTAGCGTAGTTTCAGAACTGCTTTGGTTTTTGGAAGGATCATCAGACGAGCGTAGACTCGCTGAAATACATTATGGTAAGCCTAGAGAAGAATTAGTTGGCAAGACTACTATCTGGACTGCTAACGCTGACAAACAGGCTCGAGATCTAGGCTACATAAACACAGATACTGTCAAGGATCTAGGGCCAGTGTACGGACACCAATGGCGCACCTGGGATGCACAATTAGGGTATGTTGATCAGATTGCTGAAGTGTTAGAAGGACTCAAGCACGATCCCTACAGTAGACGACACATTGTAAGTGCGTGGAATGCTGACAGAGTACATGTAATGGCACTGCCGCCATGTCACACACTGTTTCAGTTTCATGTACAAGATGGTGAACTAAGTTGTCAACTGTACCAGAGATCCGCGGACATGTTTTTGGGAGTTCCCTTTAATATTGCTTCATATAGTTTGCTCACACACATGTTTGCACAACTGTTAGAACTCAAAGTAGGTGACTTTGTATGGACCGGTGGTGATTGTCATATCTATCAAAATCACACGGATCAGGTAAAAGAGCAGATTACTCGTAAGCCTCAGCCAGGGCCACACTTGCTGATGCCTACGTTTAACAATCTAAAAGAGTTGACCGAAACAAAGCCTTTGGAATATAAACTAATCAACTATGATCCTATGCCCAGTATTCCTGCACCCATGGCGGTATAATGGCACAGTATGAAGTAAGGAAAAAGTTTGCATGGCGTCCCATACTCACTACCAGTGGTAAGTGGATATGGTGGCGTGACTATGTTAAACTAATGAAAATCTATTGGGGTATTGCTGGTGAAGAACCTGCTATAGACGCAGAGTTTTTTACAGAAGGCGAATGGTTGTTGGAAAGTATAAAAAACGATTATCCTTATCGTCAACTGCCGTCTAACTTTTTTAGAAGTGCTGTAGAAAATGCCGCAAAAAAGTGAAATAGACATAGAGTGGAAACAACGCTACGCATGGTTACCTGTGCGTAGCAGTTGGGGTAACAAATCAATCTGGTTTAAAACGTATTGGGAAGGTAATATTTACTACGACGCTATGGGTCGTCCGCCTCTCAAGCAGACCAGTTGGAAACTCGTCTATACAGAAAATGAGTATTTGTTAATGTTATTAAGAGAGGGTGAAAAATATGATCACCCTCTCTCAAATTCTAGAAGTTATTCGTCTCCGTAGACTTGAAGCACTTCTTTTACTACAGGATGTCTTTCAACATCGACTTGGTTAAAGCGCACAGCACTAATTCTACTGCTACTCGACTGATCCAAATGTCCTATAAAATCTAATAAGCCGTTGTCTTTGAGTCTATCTGCCTGCGCCAGATCGCCTGTAACTGCCATTTTAGAATTTTCACCAATACGTGTCAACAGCATTTTCATTTGACTCGGTGTAGCATTTTGCATTTCGTCAGCAATAATATATGCATTTTTAAAAGTTCGGCCGCGCATATATGCTAGAGGTGAAATTTCAATAATACCTTCCTGTATCATATTTTCAATTTCGTTTGCATAAAAATATTCCCGAAACACATCAAAAATTGGTCTAGTCCATGGTGCCATTTTTTCTTCAAGTGTACCAGGCAAAAACCCTAAGTCTTCGTCGGCACTTACTGCTGGACGAGTAACTATAATTTTTTCAACTTCACCTTCCAAGAATGCCTTTACAGCCACCTGACATGCCAACATGGTCTTGCCGGTTCCTGCTGGTCCTATACCGAAGACTATGTCTTTCTCCGGATCAGTCAGGGTTAAGATGTAAGTTTCTTGACTTTGATTTCTTGGAATTAAATTGACTGTTCTAGTCTTTTTTGGAAGGAATGTGTTTAGTTTAACAACATTAGTTGCAGTGTTGTTGTTTGATTTAATATGTGCTTGCCTTTTGTTGGCTCTAGCTTTACCCATTAAGTCCTCCTGTGAGTAATTTGACAGGGCGATTGGTCCTTTACAGGACATCCTTCCCTGCAAAGTATTTAGCATTCGATGGTTGTCTAAAAGTACGTATATTGAATGCATACTGCGATAAATAAGTATATAAAACAATTAGGAAAAATTATGGCTAATATCCTCGATGAAATTGATGTTATTAAAAACATTGAAAGCATGTACGAAAGCAACACTGCTTTCAACGTATTAAAAGATCTAGAAAGGGTTCTAGACGAACTAGATTTATATGTTTATAAAAACTGGGAAGACGGCGAGCTGGCTTCCGGTCCAAATATAAGCAGACATTGGGTGACTATTAAACTTTTTTGGCCGTACGAACAAATGCCTGATCCAATGGGCGGCAAACGTTTGTTAGATTATGACTGCAAAGTAACATACCAAAAAAGTTATGTAATCAAGCCACGCAAAATTATAAATCCGGACGATATTCGACCAGGTACTAAAAAGGGTAAGTTGGACCGTCGACCGATATGGATTGTCGAACTGCAAATGCCTAAAAAATTACTTGCTGATTTGTATCAGACTGAATTAGAAAACCTCGATGTGCAAGAAGTTGAGCAAAGCGAAACAGACGAATTAGCCTCCGAAGCACAGGATCAAGCAGCACCAGGAAACGAAGAAGGAATGCAAGCATAATGGGACTAAAGGCAGGAGACTTACAAGACTTGGTTTACAAAGTCTTTGAAATTGACAGTTATAAAAGTAAAATGGGCAACGATGCAGATATTGTTGTATTGAGTTTTACTGTGAATGAAAAAGAACCTGCAACTGATTTAGTTGATTTTATTGAAAAAGGTTACAGTTTTGTATTAGACGCCGACGTTAGTAGTGGAGAACAAGAAGACGGTATGTATCGTGTGTTTGTTGAAATTGAAAGAGACAAGCATGTGCCGGAACAAATTATAGAATTAATTGACGGCATATCCAAACTAGCAGATCGTAACGATTTTAGATTTAGATATTACAAAGGATTTAAAAGCGAGCCGGTTAGTATCGAAGCACTAACAGCAGCTATTCCTATTGACACCGAATCCTACGAAGTTACAGTAAACGAATCAAATATGAACAACTTTAAGAACTTTTTTAACAGAAGTTTTCTTGAAAAGATCGAACTAGAAGAAGACCAGGATTTAATAATCAAAAAAGCATATGCAGACCCAGTAGGGTTTAAGATTAAAGATTTTGGTGAAACAACATCTATATTAGAAAGCATTGAAGAAAAAATTAATATGAATGATTATGCAGAAATATTATTTTTAACCAAGTATATTGGTGATTATAATGTTACTAAGTTTGGTAAAAAAACATTAACATTTGAAAATAAAGGACATACACTTGTCGTCGAAAGACTATAAATCGGTGTATTGCCAAAACTGCGGACACCCTAGACATTGCGGTGTTCCATATTACAACGAACTACAAAATTATGACGGAGTTCCTACTACATTAAAAGTATGTGATCATTGTAGATGTGGAAATTGTCATAACCCAGAAAAGGATAGAAAATAATGAGTTTTGATTTTGAATTTAAAGGGCGCCACTTGGCAGCAATATTAAATATGGACAAAGACACTGCTATTAAATGGTATGATGCTCTCAAGGATATACTTCCAAAATATGGTATTACAACTCAACGTCGTGTTGCTCACTTTTTAAGCCAAACTGGACACGAATCCGGCAACTATAAAACACTAGAGGAAAATTTAAACTATAGTGAAAAGTCGTTGAACAATGTGTTTGGTCGTTACTTTGGACCAGGCAAACGCAATGCTGCTGAATATGCTCGCAACCCTGAAAAGATTGCAAACTATGTGTATATGGATGAATTTCGTAAATCAAAAATGGGCAATGTCAAACCAGGAGATGGCTGGAGGTTTCGAGGCCGCGGATTAAAGCAACTAACTGGACGCGATAATTATACTAACTTTGGTAAAAGCATTGGCATGACAGCAGAACAAGCATCAGAATATGTGGCAACAGAAAAAGGTGCGATCGAATCAGCTTGCTGGTTCTGGAAAGCAAATAATCTCAATTCAATTGCCGACACAGATGATGTTGTAAAAATGACCAAGCGTATCAACGGTGGAGATATTGGACTTGCTGATCGTCAAGCACGTTACAAGAAAGCAATGGAAGTATTAGGCGGTAAAGTTGAAGCAGTGACAGCATTAGAACGCATCAATACATCAGCACCCACTCTTCGTAAAGGTTCTAAAGGCGAATGGGTAAAGAAAATGCAAAAGGTTCTCGGAACCACTCCAGATGGTGATTTTGGTTCAGGCACCGAGCGTGCTGTAAAAGAATGGCAAAAGAAAAACAGATTAACTGCTGATGGCATTGTTGGTCCGCAAACACTGGCAGCGATGGGAATTAGCTAATGTCAGAATCAGACAACGAAGGCAAAATAGAACTTGCTGTTAGAGTATTGGGCAATGAATTGATAGCGTTTCGTATGATAGTTGATGATTTTAAAATGAAATGGTTAATTGTTGGAATTGCTTCTATAATTGCAATAGGATGGGCAGCAACGTTATTTGGCCCTATGTTAGCTACTACGTTTGGTGGATAAACGACTAAGATTATAGTTAGGAGATTTAATATGTTAAGTGGAAAAATAATATTAGGTATGGGTGTGATGTTAATCTCTACTATGGGACTTTTTGGACTCTATTATCAAAAAGCCGAAGCTGCTAAAGCAATATTAATAGCCAACAACGCCCAATTAGAAATAGCAACCAGAATCAACGAAGAAACGATTACTAGTTTGCAACAAGACTATAATAAAATTAATGCAGAATTAACTCGTATTAACATTGAATTTTCAGCTACAAGAGAACAAAATCGAGAACTTTCCAACAGATTAGCTAGACACGACTTGGGTATACTAGGAAGTCAAAAGCCTGCGCTAGTGGAACGTATTATAAACAACGCCAGTGATAATGTCGGAAGATGCTTTGAATTATTAAGTGGTGCTGAATTAACTGAATCAGAAAGGAATGCTGAAAATGCTAGATCGTTCAATAGTGAATGTCCTTGGCTTTACGATAGCCTTGTTGGCCGTTAGTGGTTGTTCTGCAACACTACCGAGAGAAATTACAGTGAGTGCTACTCCTATAGATAAACCAGAATTGGTATTACCAACTATCGACAGAGTCCAAACTAGGAATACAGAATGGGTAATTATTACTCCGGAGAATTTTGAAGAACAAATTCAAAAATTAACAGCTAAAGGAAACCCAATTGTATTTTTTGCGTTAACTAACGAAGGATACGAAGCTCTTGCTTTAAATTTGAGTGACCTTAGAACATTGATTCAACAGCAACAAGCCATTATAGCAGCATACGAAGGTTATTATAAAAATAGTAATAATGCGTTAGATGCTGCTAACGCTGAAATAGTGTCAGCAGTACAGCAAACAACACAATCAGCAACTCGGCAAGAAAGTGGACTTCAACGATTCAATCCATTCAACTAAATATCTAAAGTGAAGGGCACACAAATTAAAAACTAAACCATTATGGGGGTAAAAATAATGGCTAAAGCACCAAAAATTTTAGAAACTGATTCTAAGTACGAAGAGACAGATCTTAACAGGGACGGTATTGTAACCGACGAAGAATTAGGCAAAGCAGAACGTATCACTCAAATGGAAAATCAAGACAAGCGCGAAGACGCACAACGCAACATGGCTTGGTTTGCTCTATTTGGTATGCTGCTGTATCCATTCGCAGTTATTCTAGCAGTGGCATTAGGACTTGGACAAGCAAGCGAAATTCTAGGTGATATGGCTGCTACATATTTTGTTTCGGTTGCTGCTATTGTTGCTGCATTTTATGGCGCACAAGCATACACAAAATCTAAAACCAACGATGACGATTATTAATCGTTAATACACTCACACAATAGTCCGTGCGATAAGTATTTGCATGGACTATTATAATATACTCGGGGTTGATAAAAATGCAGCAACTTCAGAAATCAAAGCAGCATACAAAAAATTAGCTATGCAGCATCATCCAGACCACGGTGGCGATGTAACACAATTTCAAAAAATCAACGAAGCATACGAAACTCTAAAAGACACCGAGAAACGATCTAATTATGATCGGCCAAAATCGAGACAAAGTTTTAATGTAAACAGTGAAAATTTTGAAGACATGTTTTCTAGTTTTTTTGGACAAAGACAACAGATTCGCCGCAACAGAGATATTAAGCTACAAATTACTATGACGCTAGAAGACGTTGCAGAAGGTAAAGACTTTATAGCAACATACAGTATGTTTACAGGACAACAATCTACAGCAAATATTCGAATACACCAAGGAGTGTTGCATGGAGAAGTTATACGCTTTAAAGGTCTTGGAGACAATAGTATACTGCAACTGCCTCGGGGCGACTTGTTAATACAAGTAAGAGTGGTAAACCATAACCGCTTCGAACGCGACGGTAGACATTTAAAAACCAATGTTGACGTGAATATATTTGATTTAATACTCGGAACAGAAGTGCTGATAGAAAAATTGACAGGTGGTACAATACGTGTTAGTATACCTACAAGTACTCAGTCAGGAACTATATTAAGTATTGCCGGACAAGGCCTTCCAGATCCAAGAACAGGAACAACTGGTAACTTATATTTGAAAATCAAAGGGATAACCCCAAAGATTACTGACAAAGAAATTTTAGAAAGGATACAAGACATTAATGATGCAATTAATAACCGCACCTAATATAATGTTAGAAACAGCAGTCAAACCATTTGATTTTGGACAAATGCATCCGGCTGCCGTTGCACTGGACATGATTGATCTAATGAAAAAAGAAGGCGGCTTGGGATTAAGTGCCAATCAAGTAGGGTTTCCATATCAAATATTTGTTATGAAAACAATACTGAATAAACAATACGGAGATATTACTGTTGTTTTGAATCCTATTATCAAAGGAATAAGCGAAGAACTTGAAATAGGTCCAGAGGGTTGTTTGAGTCATCCGGGTCTTATACTTAAAGTAAAACGTCCTATTAGCGTTGTTGTTGAATTTGATACCTTGACAAGTGACTATAAAAATGTTATACATGTAGAGATGAAGTTAGATGACATTGATGCAAGAGTATTCTTACACGAATACGATCACCTACACGGAATTCAATATATTGATCGAGTAAGTAAACTAAAACTGCAAAGAGCAGAAAAACAAAGATTAAAAAGGATTAAAAATGGTAGAACCTAGTACGGAACTTCAAGTAGTATTTGATAAAGCAGTTACAGATGCTAAGAAGTTAAAGCACGAATACGTAACACTTGAGCATCTACTTTACGCAATGCTATGCGAAGAAAACTTTGAAAATAACATCACTGGTTTTGGGGCCGACCCTGAACTAATGAAGAAGAACCTTGAAAACTATCTTAAGACAAAATGCAACGATATTATAACCGAAGAAGAAAAATTCAAGCCAAAAAAGACACAAACAGTTGAGCGTGTACTTAATCGTGCATTTGCACAAGTTCTGTTTCAAGGTCGCAGTAAAATCAATACTGTTGATGTGTTTATTAGTATTCTGACTGAAAAGCGTTCTTATGCATACTTTGTTACTCAGCAAGCCAACATTAACAAAGAGGAATATTCAAATTATCAAAATGCCGATCTCGATGATGTCGACGAGATATCCGAAGAAGCCGAAAACAGCGGCGCGGCAAATAAAGCACTTCGTGCATTTACAGAAGATCTTAATCACAATGTAAAACTTAAAAAAATTGATCCAGTAATTGGCCGAGCACAAGAAATCGAGCAGTTGGCTCTAGCTCTTGGTCGCCGTAGCAAATCAAACGTGTTGATGGTAGGCGATCCCGGTGTGGGTAAAACTGCAATTGCCGAGGGTCTTGCATATAAAATTGTAAATGGCGACGTTCCTAGTTTCTTAAAAGAATACAATGTGTATGCACTGGATATTGGTGCTATGCTTGCAGGATCAAAGTATCGCGGTGATTTTGAAGAACGTTTTAAACTTGTACTTTCTGCCCTACAGAAAAAAGGCAAGACTATTATGTTTATCGACGAAGCACATATGATCAGTGGTGCCGGCGCGGGCAGCAATGGTTCTAACGATCTTGCTAATATGCTAAAGCCTGCACTAGCAAAAGGCAACATCAAAGTAGTGGCTAGTACTACATGGGAAGAATATCGTAAATTCTTCGAAAAGGATCGTGCGCTGATGCGCCGATTCCAACGTGTAGCAGTTGACGAACCAACTGCCGAAATGACTGTTGAAATTTTACAAGGTATTCGCAAATACTACGAAGAATTTCATGCTGTTGAGATTACAGATGAGGCAATTGATGCAGCAGTTAAATTGAGCATCAAGTATCAAGCAGATAAAAAACTGCCAGATAAAGCAATTGATCTTATCGATGTTGCATGTAGCCGTTTTAAAGTACGCGACCAGAATGAAAACAAAATTGTTACTGAAGAAAGCATTCAGTACGAACTTGCCAAATTGGTCAATATTCCCGAAGAGCAGGTTGCAGAACGTGAAACTGAAAATCTTGCAAATCTTGAGAGAAACCTTAAAGGATCAGTTTATGGCCAAGATGTTGCTATTGAAACAATTGTTGACAAAATTCTTGTTGCTCAAGCAGGTTTAAAATCCGAAGACAAGCCTATTGGTAGTTTTGTGTTTATGGGTCCAACAGGTACAGGTAAAACTGAAACTGCAAAACAACTTGCACATCATCTAGGTGTAAATCTTGTAAGGTTTGACATGAGCGAGTACCAAGAAAAGCACAGTGTTGCTAAGTTTATCGGTGCACCTCCGGGCTATGTTGGTTTCGAAGACGATGCAGGACAACTTATTGTTAAACTGCAAGAAAACCCCAACTGTGTTTTGTTGCTAGATGAGATTGAAAAAGCACATCCTGACGTAAGTGCAGTACTGTTGCAACTCATGGACAACGGTAAAGTAACCGGATCCAACGGCAAAGTTGCGGATGCTCGTAATTGTGTGTTGATTCTTACAACTAACTTAGGTGCCAAGGATGCCGAAAAGAATCAAATTGGTTTTGTTGAAGATATGGCAAAGGAATACGAAGATACAGAGCTGAAAAAATTCTTTGCTCCCGAATTTCGTAATCGTCTAGATGCTACGATTACATTTGCTAAACTTGGTAAACCAGTGATGATGAAGATTGTGGGTAAGTTCCTTGCAGAACTGCGAGATCAAGTCAAAGACAAAGGCGTTAGGATCGAAGTCACTGACGAGGCACTAGACTATCTTGTAGAAAAAGGATTTGACCCCAAGATGGGAGCCCGTCCTCTGCAACGTGTTATTGATAAAGATATCAAGCGTCCGTTATCAAGAGCAATGTTGTTCGGAAATCTCAAAGAAGGTGGCAAGGTTGTCGTAAATACTATTAACAACGAAATAGTATTAGAGACTGATCATGACACAATTACAACTACACGAGACTAAAAAATTACATTACGGAAAATACCTGTACAAACTGAAATTACACAATCAGTTAGCAGGTATTTTTCGAACAGAACAACAGCGCAATGGTAAACTTAGCCTTGCTAAATTAAAAATCCAAGAGTATTTACAGCAGTATACCGAAGGTGCGACTTTAACAAAATCTCGATGGAGGACAGAAGTTGTAATACCCAAGGAAGATTTGTTAGATGCAAATGTTGTTTACACTATACTAAAAACTCACAAAGATTATATAGTACGCTGTGAATACAGTACTCTTATAATATATACCAACAACAGAAGTATGTTGTTAAAAATTGTAGATAAGCTAACCAGCAGCTTTCCAGAACTTTGGGAACCTGATCCTACTACAATTACATTCCTCAAACGCAATGAAAATATAATATTAGTTGACAACCCTACTAGGTACCCTTACAAATTAACATTTGGAAGGAAAAAAGCAAATCCTTCTCTTGCTGCATGGATTGATAAAAACGGAGACAAGGCAAAGGTCGGTCCTGTACTAATGGAAAATTTAAGAAGTGGAAACCATTGGATACAAGGACAATATATATATGTTAGAGACGAACACATTATTTTCTTGTTGCAAATGCTAGTAGGAGACAATATCACACGAATTGACAAATTAGTATACAAAGCAGATATAGATAAATAGATGTATGTCAAGTATAAGTGAAACAATTTTATCAAATCAAGCGCATCCTGGAGATAGTAATACAATATCTGTAATCGGCGATGATTACAAAGGCGACGGCTACTATAGTAGGGCCGACGGCTTCCATACTGTACAATACAATATAACTGGTTTTATCGGAAATATTGTCATACAAGCTACATTAGCAACATCGCCGTCGGACCTAGACTGGTTTACTATCGGCGGCACTGAACACACAAGTACAGCCACCGAAACTGACAACAGCGACGGTAGTTTTTTAAAGAACTTTACAGGCAATTTTGTATGGGTAAGAGCAAAAGCTACTTACACGGACGGTTCTATTTCAAGTATATTATTAAATCATTAAGGAAAAATATGGAACATTTTGTAAGAATAATACTAGATGAAAAACAAGAAGTATCGTTCCTGAACGAATCTATTTTTCCTAATCAAAATCTTTTGGAAACACAAGATGGTCGTCCTGTATTTGAAATTGTATTAGAACGTCAATTAAATGATGACGAAGCAGACGAATATGCAGACCGACTAGCAAACTACATGTTCGAACAAGGATACAAAGGTTTTGACATCGAAATATCAACTAGCGAGCAGGTCAACGAATTTTTTGATCAAGATAAGATCAAAGATTTAAAAATAGGAAGCGAATTACCATTCAATGTAGTTGAAGACCTATGTGTATACATGAGACAGGATCCGTCGTTTTATAGAGAAAATTTATATCCAGCGTTATTAGATGTTCAAGAAGCTGTTAAAAAAGGCGGCAAATACAACAAGAAAAAAATGCTTCCTATTGTAGAAAAGGCAATAGTCGAATACATTAATAAATTTAAAATACAAAAACGTCCAACAGAGCTATTACAGGACAGTGAAAAAATGGAATGTATTAGTAAACTACTCAAAGACGAAACCGAAAGTTTACGCAGAGGAGATTACTAATGTTACTACGAGAGCTGTTTGAAGCAGATGGTAAAATAGCTACAGTAGCATTTGGAAGAATGAACCCCCCGACAATTGGACATAAAAAACTCGCAGATAAAGTTGCTAGTTTGTCTGGAGATCCTTATATTTTTTTAAGTCAGTCACAAAAGCCCAAGACAGATCCCCTAGATTTTGCTACCAAAGTTAAGTTTGCAAAAGCATTTTTTCCTAATGTTACTATAGGATCGCCTGATGTAAAAACTATTATTCAAGCACTACAAAAACTTGAATCAATGGGTTATACTGATATTATATATGTTGCTGGATCAGATCGTATTGAAGATTTTACCAATCTTATCAACAAATACAACGGCAAAGAATATAATTTTAATAATATCAAAGTAGTAAGTGCTGGAGAGCGAGACCCAGATGCAGAAGGCGCAGAAGGAATGAGTGCTAGCAAAATGAGAGCGGCAGCAATCAATGGTGATATGCAATCATTTGCCCAGGGCGTTCCAGATTCTAAGTTAGCACAACAAATGTATGATGCTGTTCGTGCAGGCATGGGCATCAACGAAATAGCAGGAACACTAATCAAAGTTGGTGCCAAAGCCGGCGGTAAATTGGCAAAAGGCGCAGCTAAAAAATTAGGTGCTAGAAAGGGTACACAAAAAATAGCTAAAAAAACTGGTCAATATGCAGGCGGTATTGCAGGCGGTGCCGCAGAATATAAAATTGCTCAAAAAATGAGCAATACAATGACAGACAGCGACGTGTAATATGCAAGTTAGAGAAATTATCACCGAAGGATACAAGCTACAGTTAGAGCGTGACGATGATGTATTAGTATTACATATCAAAGACACAGCCACAGGCAAGCGTACAGAAGTGCGTGGCAAAGCAGGATATGAAACCAACGGATATGATTCAAGTGATCCGTTGCATCGTCTGTTGGACACTGTGGGCAAGACTGCTAATATCTCAGAACTGATGAACGGTGAAGTAGTAACTATAAATCCCAAACACCCCGATGCCAAACGTGCGTTGGCCGCAACAGATCGTGCTTACAATGAAGCATTTGACACTGCGGTAGATTGGGTCGAAGGTCCAGGTGCCAAAGGATCAACAGTGTATGCTGCTATGGTAGATGACGCATATATAGAAATCACTTATAAGCCTGTTACCAACGGAGTATATATCTCGTTTACACGCGGCGGAGAATTAAAAGTAACCGGAGGGGGTTCGCAAAATAAAATCTTTGGTGCTGTTATCAATCACATTAAACAATGGGTAGCAAAAAATAAACCAGAACAGATTGTGTTTAGTGCCTTTAAACCTCGCACAGGTGCGTTTGGAAGTCAGGATACAACTCGCAGTGGACTATATCGCAAAATGGTACAACGCTTTGCTAGTCAGAATGGTTATGCTTATGATGTAGAAGACACTGGCAACGAAGATACGTTTATACTAACTAGACAAGGTGTAGAAGAAAACTTTGCGGATGGCAAGAAGCCTGGTAGAAAAGGACTAGCAAAACGCAGTGGCGTAAATACCAAAGCAAGTGTTAGCAGTCTAAGAAAAACTGCTAAGAATAGTTCAGGTGAGAAACAGCGTATGGCACATTGGTTGGCTAATATGAAAGCAGGACGGGCTAAAAAGAAATGAAGATATACGAAATCATAAATGAAAACAATAATATAGATCTTATGCAAAAATTAAAAAAGTTAGCAGGATTTCATCATGTTGAACAAGCTGTAGATGAATTTCGACATGGCCTATCGTATGAACAAAAAGCAAATGGTCTAAATCCAAATGCAACCAAAACTAGAAGAATAGTATTTGATAACATTGCTAAAAAATGGAATCATTATAGTAGGCTGCTTGATAAATGAACATAGATGAACTTAAAAAACTAGCAGGAGTTAACGAGTTCAAAGGGTATACAGAATATACACTTGAAAACATCAGTGACGCTGCAAATGCCAATCGTAAAAAAGAACGTGAACAAAACATAGAACCTGGAACAGAAGAATGGTTTAAACTTTGGTTTAGTTTGCCTGGTATGACTGGAAGCAAAGGTTTTAGAGGACGCAAAAAATGAAAGTAACTGAAATTATAAGTGAAGATTGGCAAAAGACCAACAAACGAGATAAAACCGATGGTATGAGTAAAAAAGCAGTCAAAGCCTATCGAAGAGAAAATCCAGGCAGCAAACTCAAAACAGCAGTCACTACCAAGCCCAGCAAGCTTAAAAAAGGCAGTAAAGATGCTGGCCGTCGTACAAGTTATTGCGCTCGTTCCAACGGGCAAAAGAAAATGCACAACATAGATTGTTCCAAAACTCCAGAAAAAGCAATTTGTAAATCTAGAAAAAGGTGGAACTGCTAAATGAAGTTTGAAGATTTACTCAACGAAGATGGACGTATTGTAAAAGGCGTCAACACAACTGTGGATGTTGGACCTAATGAGATAAAAATACAAGCAGCAAAATTTGGCAATACTGTAGACAAGGACGGTCGGCCACCTACAATGAGCAGTAATTTAAAAGGCAAGAGTACCAATGTACTGTTTAACTTTGATCTAAGAGAAGGCAACGAGCCACGATATACAGCAGCAGAGTGGGCAATTATCGAAGGCGGACACAGCTTAGAAGATATACAGCCTCAGAAAAAAGTTAAACTTTTTAACTTCGATAAATACTAACATGCTATTAAGAGAGTTAAAACAGAGCAACTTTTCTATGTTTGATGCAACCGTACAAGTACGTCATCGCAATTACTCTCAATGGATACCGGTGCAAATAAGTGCCAGAAGTACTCAAGAAGCAAGACAGATGTTGTTAGCACAGTATGGAAACGATACTAAAGTAACAGGATTAAGGAAATCGAAATGAAGGTTTCTCAAGTAACCGAACAGCGTGTAGACGAGCTGGCGCCTGTTGTAGCGGCAGCAGTATGGATATTACGTTGGGTGGCAGTTAGAGGTGCTTGGCCCGTTCTTAAATGGATTGTTAAAAAACATAGTGGAAAACTTTTGGTAGGAGCAAGTGCAACGGCTGCTCTAGATCAGGGCTGGGACTGGGTTATAAGTCAACTGGGAGCAGAGATGGCACAAATGCTAATAGAAAATAAATTTACTATTGCAATGGCAGTTGCTTTTATATTGGGTGCTGCTGTATTTAAAAGATTTTTTGAAAAACAAGGAGAAAAACTTGTGAGTTCAAACGAAAGTGTATTCGAAATTTATAAACAAAAAGCAGGCGATTATGCTCGTCATGGCGGACCGATGCCCAAAAAGAAAAAACGTGGCCCTCATCCGTTGGGTGGAAAGTTAGTAGGATAACATGAAGATTAAAGATTTATTAGAAGGTAAGAACGAAGACAGCTGGACCAAAGATGGTGTCGAAATGTGCAGTAAAAAATGCTGCGGACAACCAGTAACTGAATGTAAGTGCGGACCTAGTTGTAAGCATTGTAGTTGTTACGAAAAAAATAAATCTATGAACGAAATGACAAGTTCAGGATCAGTAGCAAGCGTTGCAATCCCAATGAGCGGCGTAATAAAACGCAGCAAAAATGGTGCTCCTGAAGCGTTTCAAAAGAAAAACAAAGATGGTACAGTAATGAATGCTCTTGACATGCCCAACAATATTATGGGCCATAAAACAAACAAACGATAAATATACTTAACAAAGTATTTCGGAGAATAATATGACAATACAAAATCGAATCACTGAAAAAAACGCAAAGCCAGACTTCCTAGACATGGACAAGGACGGCGACAAAAAAGAGCCAATGAAAAAAGCTGTTGCGGACAAAAAGAAGTCGCCTGTTAAAGAGGTTACAGATCAAGAGCGCATAAGTGCAAGAAAAATTCAAAGAGATGCACAAACTACTCGCCACGGTACTGCTCGCAAACCAGGTGAAAGTATGGCAGCATACCTTGCTCGTGCAGACAGGCTGAAGAAGAAAAATGCCAGTAAATCAGTGACAGAGCGCGACATTGAATCAAACTTCGAAATTAATCCCAAGCATAAAGAAATTATCATGCTTGGTAGAAAAATGGAAAGTATGTCACAGAATATAACAAGCACAGACGATGCTAGTTTAATGATGGCAAACGCACTAGGCAGATTAGGTCCTGTGTTGTCTCGTTTTGGAACCGGATACGTTAAAAACATGAATGATGTTGTTAAAGCATCAGCACTTAGTCCGCAAATTGTACAAATGCTAATCAAAAAAGCAAAGGCAGAACCAGCTGCTGAAGCTATGGCTGAAGGTTTAGGTGACATGGCACATCTTGCTGAGCAAGATCATGAAGTGCAAATGGCCCGTGCTGAACTATACAAAATTGCAAAGTATGCTATCAAGTTACACGAACTGCTAAAAGGTGTAAGCGAAGCTCAAGGTATTGAAGGCTGGCAACAATCAAAAATTACCAAAGCAGCTGATTATATTGGCAGTGTTTATCATGCAATGGAATATGATAAGTTGGATCAACCAAACACACCCATGATGTCCACAGAGGCTGCTACTAACTACAAAAGTACATTAGCAGAGCGTATGACTCAAAAAAAAGATAGTAGAAAAAGCTAAATCAAAAGCACAACAAAAGTTTATAGCAAGGTGAAAAAGCCAGCTTCAAAAGAAGTTGCTAAAGTAGCCAAAGACATGCCAAAGAAGGCAGCTAAAGATTATGCAGCAACCGAGCACAAAGGCAAGCCCGAGCACGTAAAGAAAACATAAATGACTAGTTGTGCAGAAGATCAAGTTTGGCAAAATATAGACCCAGATGATATATGGGTGTTAGACAAACTGATTCTGTCGCGCAAGCTAGGATATAATTGCGGGCCTGTCGGTCTTGATGTTGCGTATCCGGGCTATTATATTGTTCGTCCGTGTGTTAATATGCTAGGACTCGGATTGGGAGCGCAGAAGGTGTGGATTGACAAAGACACTTGCAATCTTCCAGTTGGGTATTTTTGGTGTGAATGGTTTGACGGATTTCACAACAGTGTAGATTACTATAACGGCAAACAAATGTTGTGTGTGCAAGGAAACAAACCAGACAATACATTTACAAAATGGAAAGAATGGATTAGACATACTAAACAATTTATATTTCCTACAATAATTGGCAATTTAGTACACAGACATCCGTGGATCAATTGCGAATTTATTGGAGATAAACTTATCGAAGTGCATCTAAGACGCAACGAAGATTTTAATGGTAACATCAATCATTTTATACCAGTGTGGGAAGGTGAAGATACTATTCCTCCGTTAGGATATACATATAAAGAGTATCCTGACGTACACGGCAGAATCGGAGCCTTTGTCAAATAAAACATTGACAACTGCTTGATAATATTATATAATTAATTTAACAATCGCATAAGGAGTAATGCATGAGCGACCGTGTCTATGGACCTGAAGAAAAAGCCAAACTTGAAAGACTAGTAAAAGAAGGTGTAACTGTACTGCAAGAAGTTGAAGATCTACAAGGCGGCTTAAAAGAAACTGTCAAAGCAGTTGCAGAAGAACTAAATGTCAAACCCAGCCTAATTAATAAAGCCATTCGTATTGCTAAGAATCGTGATTGGGGTCGTGTTGCAGATGCACACGAAGATCTCGAAACTATCATTGCCACTCTTGGCTACGATGCAGATGAATGATGTAATTCGCAAAGACATTTTAGGAACCGCTATTAAGGTGGGCGACATTGTTGCTTACCCTGATCACAATAACATGCGAATAGGCACAGTTACAAAAATCAATCCCAAAATGATCAATGTTGTGGCTATAAGCAGGCGTGTTCCTGATAGAAAATATCCCACAGATCTATTAGTAGTTGATGATCCTAAAATTGCAATGTATCTATTACAACACACTAAGTAAAAAAGAGTCGTTCACTTTAAGAACAAGAACAACGGTATGCAGGCCATAAACTGCTAGGAGAATATATGCCATACGTAGATGGTTACTTTGATCGCGATCAAGATGTTATTAGAGTTGTAGAGCGCAAAGATGGAAAGCGTTATTTCCAAGAGTATCAAGCAAAATACACATTTTATTATGAAGATCCCAAAGGAAAATACAAAAGTATTTTTGGAGATCAACTGAGTCGTATTGTGTGCAAGAACACAAAGGACTATCGCAAAGAACTTGCAATTAACAAAAACAAAACTTTATTTGAATCAGACATCAATCCAATCTTTCAGTGCTTGAGTGAAAATTATATCAATCAAGACGCTCCTAAACTAAATGTTGTATTTTGGGACATCGAAACTGACTTTGATCCAGAACGTGGGTTCGCTCCTATTGATGACCCTTTCATGCCTATTACTGCTATTACAGTGTACCTACAATGGCTAGATGCACTGATTACAGTTGCTATGCCGCCCAAAGGATTACCACTAGAAGAAGCACAAGCCATGTGCAAGGAACGATGGGGAGATAATTGTATACTATTTCCCAACAACGAAAAGGGCGAAGGCGAAATGCTGAGTATGTTTTTGGATCTCATTGAGGATGCAGATATTCACAGCGGATGGAACAGCGAAGGATACGATGTTCCGTACACAGTTAATCGTATCAAGCGTGTACTAAGCAGCGACGACACTCGTAGATTTTGTCTTTGGGGACAAAAACCCAAGAAGCGAGAGTACGAAAAATTTGGAAAGATGAGCGAAACGTACGACACTATCGGTCGTGTGCATATGGATTATCTTAATTTGTATCGCAAGTATACATACGAAGAACGCCATACTTATCGACTGGATGCCATTGGTGAAATGGAAGTAGGAGAAAATAAAACTCCTTACGAAGGCACACTTGATCAGTTGTACAACAACGACTTTGAAAAGTTCATTGAATACAACAGGCAGGACGTTGCACTACTTGATAAAATCGATAAGAAGCTCAAGTTTATTGATCTAGCAAACGTGCTTGCACATGAAAATACTGTTTTGTTGCAAACAACTGCCGGGGCTGTCGCACTTACAGAACAAGCTATTATCAACGAAGCACATCGTCGAGGCATGCAAGTTCCTAATAGAAAAAATCATGAAGGAAATACACAAGCTGCTGGTGCATATGTTGCCTTTCCAAAAAAAGGCGTGCATGAATGGGTAGGCTCAATGGACTTAAACAGTCTATATCCGAGCGTTATCCGCAGCATGAATATGGCACCAGAAAGTATTATTGGACAAATTCGACTAGACATTAGTGACCAGCGAATTCACGAAGATATGACACTAAAGAAAAAGTCGTTTGCAGGCAGTTGGGAAGGCCGATTTGCCACTGAAGAATACGAAGTAGTCATGGCTCAAAGAAAAGATGTCATGCTGATGATCAACTGGGAAGATGGACGTAGCGATGCGCTTAGTGGTGCAGAAGTTCATAAGATGATCTTTGACAGCCACATGCCCTGGATGCTCAGTGCCAACGGTACAATCTTTACACACGAGTTTGAAGCAGTTATTCCGGGATTGCTCAAGCGATGGTATGCGGAACGTAAAGATCTGCAGAAGATGCTTAAAAAAGCCAAAAATGCAAAGAACGCCGCAGAAGAAGAATACTGGGACAAGCGTCAGTTGGTTAAAAAGATTAACTTGAACAGTTTGTATGGTGCTATTCTCAACCCAGGATGTAGATTCTTTGACAAACGTATTGGGCAATCAACTACACTTAGTGGCAGACAGATCGTTAAGCATATGAGTGCGGAAGTGAATAAAATCATCACAGGCGAATATGATCATGTGGGCAAAGCTGTTATATATGGCGATACTGATTCGGTGTACTTTAGTGCATGGCCGATGTTAAAAGACGATGTTGCAGCAGGAAATATTCCCTGGAGCAAAGAAAATGCAATACAATTATATGACCAAATTGCAGAACAAGCAAATACTACGTTTCCAGACTTTATGGCACAAGCATTCCATTGTCCTAAAACTCGTAGTGATGTAATCGCAGCTGGACGTGAAATTATTGCAGAAACAGGATTGTTTATAACTAAAAAGCGGTATGCAGCACTTGTTATTGACATTGAAGGATTCAGAACCGATGTGGACGGCAAGCCAGGCAAAGTAAAAGCCATGGGTCTTGATCTCAAGCGTTCAGATACTCCTGTATTCATGCAAGAATTTCTCAGCAAATTGCTTATGATGGTTCTTCTTAAAGAGGATGAAAAGGTTATTCTTGATAGCATTTCCCAATTCCGCAAAGAATTTAAAGATCGTCCAGGATTCGAAAAAGGATCACCCAAGCGTGCAAATAAAATTGGTTATTATCAACGGCTCGAAGAGAAGCAAGGCAAGGCAAATATGCCCGGGCATGTAAGAGCTAGTATTAATTGGAATACTCTCAAACGTATGAATGGCGACAGATACAGTCAGGAGATTGTAGACGGTATGAAAGTTATTGTTTGTAAAGTTAAAGCTAACCCACTTGGATACACCAGTGTTGCTTACCCAACTGACGAACTGCGTATTCCGGAATGGTTCAAAGAACTGCCGTTTGACAGCGAAGCTATGGAAGAAACTATTATTGATAACAAGCTCGACAACTTAATCGGAGTGCTTGATTACGATCTCGAAAGTACTAAACAAAAAACAACCTTCAATACATTATTTGATTGGGGTTGACAAATGAAAATTACAATGTTATTCTTGACATATCGGAGAAATTTATGAGAACAGGCATAGTGTTCAGTGCATTTGATTTATTACACGCAGGCCATATCGGTATGTTGCGTGAAGCAAAGGCCAACTGCAATTATCTTATTGTAGGATTGCAAACAGACCCTACAATAGATCGTCCAGTAGAAAAAAACAAACCAGTGCAAACGTTGGTTGAACGCTATGCACAACTCAACGCACTAAAGTTTGTAGATGAAATTGTTCCTTACCAAACAGAACAGGATGTTGTAGACATACTGGAATTGTTTCAAATCGACGTAAGATTTTTAGGTGAGGAATACCGAGAAAAAGAATTTACAGGCAAAGATGTCTGTAGGAAACGTGGTATAGAATTACATTTTAACAAACGCGATCACAGGTTTAGTACAAGTGACTTGAGACGGCGTGTAGCAGAAAGCGAAAATAAATGAGCAAAGCGTTTTGGGAAGGTTTTAGAGAAGGATACTTGAAGACATCTGTTTTCATATTGCCTTGGGTATTGTTTGCTATTGTTATGTGGGTGTTGGCAACGTATTCTCATCCTTACGAAGAATGTAAGCGTATGTATGACACACAGGAAGATGTTTCAGAATGTATTTGGATCAAGGAGAATCCGTGATGAATAAATTTATATTTGACGTAGACGGAACACTAACACCAAGCAGACAAACTATCGATCCCGAGTTTAAAAAATTCTTCTTAGAGTTTTGTATCGCTAACGAAGTTTATCTTGTAACTGGCAGTGATTATCCCAAGACTCAAGAACAACTAGGTGACAATCTACTGAGGTGGCCTATTTTTGTTTACGCTTGCTCAGGCAATGATGTTTGGGCCAAGGGCGAACGTATTAGAACCAAGGAATGGACGCTGCCTGACGAGTCGCGTGATCTACTACACAGTTGGTTACAAGTCAGTAAGTTTCCTTTAAGAACTGGTATACATTTTGAAGACAGACCTGGTGTGTGTAATTTTAGCATAGTAGGACGCAATGCTACACTAGGCGAACGTAATCTGTATGTTGCACACGATCAAGATCACAGAGAACGTGAAACTATTGCACTGCAATTCAACAGCCTCTATGGCAACGCCATTACTGCTAATATAGGCGGCGATACAGGAATTGATCTTTATCCTGTGGGGTGGGACAAGTCACAAATACTTGATGATTTTGATCCCACAGATCGCATCTACTTCTTTGGAGACAAAATGGACGTGGGTGGTAACGATTATCCATTGAAAGCTGCAAACACCAGAGGACACAACTACACAGTAAAAAACTGGCGCGACACTTGGGAACGCTTGCATTATTTGCAAGAAGCAAGGTTAGCCGAATGAAAATGCTTGACAATCAAGCACTTATAACTTATTATTAATATAACCATTGGAGGAACACATGAAAGACATTCTACAAGACATTGTATCGCATACACACTCGCTAGGCTTTATTACAACTCTTAAAGTTACAGCAGAAACAGACACCAACATCGAAAGCATGGCAGACGATCGCAGTGTTATTATGACAGCAACTACACACACCCCAGTCGGGGAGTTTATCGGTACATTCGGTATGCCTGACTTGGGCAAGCTTGCTTATCACTTGAAAAATCCAGAGTATCGCGATGGTGCTAAGATTGAAGTTGTTCAAGCAGAACGCAACGGAGAAACTATTCCAACACACATGCATTTTGAAAATGCAGGCGGTGATTTCCAAAATGATTATCGCTTTATGAACAAAGCAATCATTGAAGAAAAACTTAAGAGTGTTAAGTTCAAAGGCAATAGCTGGGATGTAGAAATTACTCCAAGTATGGCGGCTATTCAGCGTATGAAACTTATGGCAGGAGCTCATAGTGAAGAAACTGTTTTTCAAGTCAAAACAGAAGACGGCGATCTTAACTTTTACTTTGGTGACTTGAACACACACGCTGGTAAGTTTACCTTCCAACACGACATTGAAGGAAAACTAACACACACCTGGGCATGGCCAGTAGCACAAACTATTGCTATCTTGAACTTGGATGGTGATAAGACTGTAAGTATTACAGATCAGGGCGCTATGAAAATTAGCGTTGATTCAGGCATGGCCAAGTATGACTATATCCTCCCGGCGCAACAAAAATAATGAATACTAACTTAACTGAATCACAAAACGATTATGCGTTTTTCTTACCCAGTATCAGTGGATTCTATGCTACTTTTATTGGGAAGCAACGTTATAGTGAGTATGTTGATCCAGCAAGGGTTCCGGCAGGTATTGGTACTGTAGAAGCAATGAACTTCCTTAACTCTAAAGAAGGAGTGTTCCACTATAAGTGGGCTCTCTATTCTGCTGGACACGCAGAGCTAGATGTAAACAAGTTTAGCGAAAAAGAAGATATGCTTCGCAACCGTGACAGAGATAACTCATGGTTGCTAGGCGACTCGGGTGGGTTCCAGATTGCCAAAGGTCTTTGGCCAGGCAACTGGACTGATCCTAACTGTCCACTTGCTGCTAAAAAGCGTGAATTGGTTGTGAACTGGATGGAAGCTTACATGGACTACGGAATGATGTTGGACATTCCAACATGGACATTCCAAGATCCTAAAGCAGCAAAAGCAGCTGGCATTCACAGCTATCAAGATGCTGTAGATGCCACGCACATCAATGCAAAGTATTACATGGCCAATAGACGTGGTAACTTCAAAGTATTAAACGTACTACAAGGCAGCAATCATGCTGATGCAGACGGCTGGTACGAAGAATTTAAAGACTACTGCGATCCAGTAAAATACCCCGAAACACATTTTGACGGATGGGCAATGGGTGGACAGAACATGTGTGATGTACACTTGATTCTGCGCAGACTTGTACACATGATACACGACGGACTACTTGAGCAAGGCATACATGATGTAATGCATTTCCTTGGTACTAGTAAACTAGAGTGGGCTGTATTGCTCACTGACATCCAACGTGCTGTACGCAAGTATCATAATCCTAACTTTATGATCACATATGATTGTGCATCACCGTTCCTTGCTACAGCTAACGGACAGATTTATCACAGTATTCGTATTGAAGATCGTGGTAAGTGGAGTTACATGATGAGTCCCGGAGCAGATGCGCTAAAATATGCTACAGATACCCGCAAGTTTAAAGATGCTGTTATTACAGACCGTATACTAGATGCGTTTGAAGACTCTCCTATGAGTGTACACTATAACATGAATGATATTTGTATCTATGCCGAAGGCGATAAAAACAAAGTAGGTTCTCCTAAAATTAAAGCAGGCGACATTGATTTAGACAAGCACGGTAACCCTATATTAGACGAAGACGGTAACACAATTATTCGTAAGAAAGATAGTACTAGTTGGGACTCGTTCAGTTATGCGCTACAAATGGGACATAATGTTTGGATGCACATCGAAAGTACGCAACGTGCTAATAGAGAATACGATTCTGGCAAGTTTCCTTACATGTTGATTGATGAAAAGTGGGGTGTAAAGTTCAAAGAAGTTGTAGACGAAATCTTCAGTCTTAAAGATAGACAGAAAAGTCTAGACTTAATTGAGCAACATGATCGTTTCTGGATGCAAGTTATTGGTACTAGACTGAACATCGGTAAAAAGACTGTTAATGCTAGTACTAAATTCAATCAATTATTTGAGGAGAAATAAATGAGTAGTATAGATTCGCATCTAGAGCAACTGAAAAACAAACATCGCGAATTAGATAACCAAATTATTCAGCTATCTCAGAGCCCAGGAGCTCTTACTGAGGAAATTCGAAGACTTAAAACCAAAAAACTTTGGCTAAAGGACGAAATACATCGAATTGAAACACATAAAGAAGTGATGCTAAATGGACACTGAAGAGAAATCTTCGAAGCTTGTAGCACTAGAAATAGCAGTAGAAGAATTAGATAAAATCATTGACAGCATGAAGAAAAACAACTATAGTAAAGAACAAGTCAACGAGTTTGTTAAAAAGCGTTGGAATGTTTGGAACGAAATTTATCAGGTAAAAAAATCATGAAGCGTATATATGTCCAAGGTACAGAAGAAGATGTACAATACTTTGTAGGAACTGAAGTTGAACATACTCCTGCTTACAATAAGAAAACCTTATTTGTGGTGGGCATTAAGAACTACGACGAAATTAAAACTATTGCAAACTTCAATGGATGCAAACATATTTATTGCGGTGCTAATATGAGTTTTAATGTAACAGACAACGTATCAGATCAGTGGGAACCTTGGGAAGCAATGATTTTTCCATTGCTCAAGGATGGGTTCTGGGTTACGCTTGACGTCGACGTGAGTCAAGTTGAAGGACTTTTGGAAACTGGCTTTATTGAACAAAACCGTTTTATTCCAATGATCAGTGTTAAACTTCCTTATATTGATCAGCTTGGATACAATGCTTGCTTAAAAATTGACGACAAAGACTTTGACGCAAGCAATCCTGGTGTATGGGTACACAAGGTGCACGATCTAAAAGATCGTGCAGTGTTTACTGATTGGTCTAAATATACCACTGACGAAATTATTTCTTGACACAATGCAGCAAGAGTTGTATCATAACTATATACTACGCAAAACAAAGGAGAGCCGTATGACAGAACCTACAAAAAGCATCTGGGTTACCTTTCGCAAAGAAGGTGTCCATTTATATCCAGCAGCAGCTACAGATCCTGCACTTGCTACCGGCGACGAATACGATGTTAGCTTCCTTGGTGTAGCGCATCGACATATCTTCCACTTTAAAGTACGCATCGAAGTGTTTCACGACGATCGTGACATTGAATTCATCCAGTTCAAACGCTGGCTTGAAAAACTTTACAATGAAGATATTCTACAACTGAATCATAGGTCGTGCGAAATGATTTCAGACGAACTGCACACACAAATTTCTACAAGGTATCCGGGCCGCTTTGTAGAAATTGAAATCGCTGAAGACGGCGAAAATGGCTCATTAACTTTTTATCCTTCAACAAAATAAATTAAGGAAAACTATGACTATTAACAATCATACAGTAAACAAAGTATTCAATGACCTCGAAGAGTTTCGTGACTACTGTACTACTGAAGTGGACCGCGTTGGCAATCCGTTGCCTTTTGACGAGGCAGACTTGTACAATGAAAAGTCTCGTATTTGGACTGCTTTCAAGAAGTGGCGCGGATGGCGTCGAGCAGTTGCTCGTGCTGAAAGAGAAGGTCGGCCGGTTACCAACAATCGGAAACGCTAATGCGTAGACTTTTTTATATGGGCCTTGAGCCATAATAAAGTCATCTTTACATAAATATATTTATGTACAGGAGACAAATGTTGTGGGATTAAGAACACATGGAAAAACAACTGCCGAGGTACTAACTGAAATTATTGCAGTTCATGGATATAAATTTGATTATGATAAATTTGTGTACGTGAACTGCAATACTAAAGTAACATTAGGTTGTAAATTACACGGGTATTTTTCAAAATACCCCAATGATATAAAAAGAAAAAACGGAGGATGCCCTCGTTGTAAAAATAGTTGGAGTAAATCTCATCAAGAATTTTTATCTGAGCTACCAACACATATTTTTCCAAAAGAAAAATATAAAAATGCAAAAACTAAAATGTTATTTACATGTACCAACCACAATGAAAATTTTTCGTCAACTGCTAATTCTATACTTTCAGGACATATAAATTGTCCTGAATGTGTTACTGAAAAAATCATAGAATCAAAACTTTCCAATAGTAAAAGCATTACTGACCCTAATGAAAAATCAGACTTTGATTTATATAAAAGAGCAGTTTGGAGATATAGTAATAGAACATATAAGAAATATATGTTCGAAACAAAAAGAGATAGACAGAATCATTTAGATCATGTATTATCAATATTAGATGGATTTAATAATAAAATACCTCCCAATATAATGGGCAGTATACACAATTTAAGAATAATACCGGGTGTTGATAATCGTAAAAAAAGTTATAAAAGCGAACAAACACCCGAAGAGTTAATTAGGAAATACAATGAGCTTTAGAAAATTATTTTACTGCGGTTTAGAAAGTTATGAATCACGATACACACTTCAGTTGCAAGACTGGAGTGAACGTGCCTTTAAAAAGCGCGGTATTGATTATGTTGTTGTACCAGGCAAAACTATTGACAATACCAAAGCTATCAGTGTGGGCCAAGTACTAGATGCACACGGACGCAGCTATTTTAGCATGAGTCAAATGATGAATCTTGTGCAGATGATGCGTGAAGGCGAATGCACAGGTGAAGATGTTGTTTTCTTTGAAGACATGTTCCAGCCTGGTATTGAGAGTCTTCCATACATCATGGATCAGATTCCTGCTGATCAGCGTCCTAAAGTATGGGTACGCTGTCTTGCACAAGCTATAGATCCAGACGATTTTGTGCATGTTTGGGGTATGAGCAAGTGGATGAGCTTGTACGAGCAGCTTTGCAATCAGTTTGTTACAGGTGTGTTAGCAAGCAACGAAGAAATGGTTGCTAACATGAAGATTGCAAATTGGACTGCTTCGCTGTACAACATTAGCGGTCTTGCATTTAGCAAAGAAGAAGTACAAGAGCGTGTAGATTATATTAAACCTTGGAAGGACCGTGCCAATCGTGTGGTGTTTGCTGCAAGATGGGATCAAGAGAAACAACCTAATTTCTATATGGATCTTGCAGAACAATATGCAGGCACAGACATTGAGTTTGCAGTGTTGCAAGGCGGTCCATTGCGTTCAAACAATCCTAAATATATCGAACGTGCAAGAGCATTGGAAGCAGCAGGCAAGATTAGAATCTATGAAAATCTTAAAAAGAATGAGTATTACAACATTCTAAACGACAGTCGTGTGCTGTTTAACTGTGCGCTACAAGACTGGACCAGCAACACTGTTAGCGAAGCAGATGCACTAGGATGTAATGTGCTATTCCCAGCGTATCGCAGTTTCCCTGAAATCTTTAACAACGATCATACACGCTTGTATGTTCCTTGGAGCATCGAAGATGCAGCCGATAAACTAGACAATCTGCTGGATACTCAGCATACCCGCATTGGTGAGATTTCAGATTGGACTGACGGCACTATTGATCGTTATATTGACATCATGCAAGGCAACGGTGAACAGTGGAAACGTGATACTAATCGTTATAGGGACGAAGTAGCAAAAAGAAAGTACTAAATTATGTCAAATGTTGTAAGCATACACAAAGCATGGGCACCTAAATGTAATATGCCAGGATGCTGCACTCAGGTTAACTATCATACAAAAAAACGCAAAACTGATGGAAGTTGGAGTTATAAGTGGAAATCTTTCTGCGAGTATCATAGAACAAATGTAGTAGGCAAGTCTATGGTAGATGCTTTCAAAGCATCTCGAGGAGGTTGCGAAAGTCAAATACTTGGCTGGCCGTGTCCGGGTCATCATGGTGATCTAACTATTGACCACTATGACGGTAATAAGCACAACAACAATGAAGAAAACTTATTGGTTTTGTGTCCAAACTGCCATGCAAAAAAAACAAAACTATATGGCGACAATCGTGTGAGATATAGTAATATTGTTGCACTACCTCCTTCTTTATGGGACATTAACGTATGAAAGTATTAGTCACAGGAGCAACAGGTTATATTGGTAGTCATGTGTGTAAATTGCTAAAAGAACATGGCTATTATGTAGTTGCTTGGGATATTAATATACATGGCGAGTACAATGATATAGTCGCATACTGTGACGAGTTTGTAAATTACGACATAACTAAGTATGTACGAGGCGAGTATGATGCAGTTGTTCACCTCGCGGGGCGCAGTGTAGTACCCGATAGTTTACATGAACCAACAGAATACTACCGTGTAAACACAATGGGCACTGCAAATATTTTGGATAGAGTACAAACAGGCCATGTGCTGTTTGCTAGTACCAGCAGTGCTTGGGAAATGGCCAGCCCATATGCTCGCAGCAAGGTGGCAGCAGAAGATGTAATCAAAGAAAAAGCATCAGGATACACTATCTTTAGATTCTTTAATGTAAGTGGTACAGATGGTGTTAACCGCCAACTGGGTGCTCCTACACATCTTATTAGAGTTGCTGCTGAACACGCTGCTGGCAAAAGAGACAGCGTGGAAATATACGGCAACGACTATAATACCAAAGACGGCACCTGTATACGTGATTATATTCATGTTACTGATCTTGCAGATGCTATCGTAAAAGCAGTGGACAACGGTCCTACTAATACTCCTTACGAGTGCTTGGGAAGCAATACAGGGTACAGTGTACTGGACGTTCTCAATACTATGGAACAAGTGACTGGTAAAAAGTTAAATAGAATTGTGTCTCCTCGAAGACAAGGAGATGCAGTTGCAAGTGTAGTAGACCAAATAAGCAAATTTGTCACACTTAATAAAAGTATTGAAGATATGTGCTTGGATCAATACAAATTGGAGATTGGTAGAAATGGACAATGACGAAGAATATTTAATAGATATAACAGAAGTTTCTACTATTAACATTACTGCGCCTAATAATCTTAGCACAGGAGATATATGGTTAGACACCAGCACTATAAGTACAAATGCATATACCGATAGCTATGATTGGATAACGATTACCGGCGGCGACGGTACTATTAATCTCGACAGTATTACTATATCCAATCCTGTAGAGTTTGAGGACCAAATGCCCTCAGTTGCCAAGGTAGAAGATATGTGTAGAGATTACCCAGGGTTGGAGAAGGCTTACGAAAACTTCAAAACTATTTACAAAATGGTTGAGCAAGACTGGATCGGAAAACAAAAAGAAGATGAGTAACTGTGCAGCATTATATGCTCACACTAATATAAGGGGAGGCAATCGTGTCTTCCCTTGTTGTCGTTATAAGACTCCGATACAAACGTTTAACGGAGATGTAGCAGGTGTACTTCATACACAAGAATATCAAACTCTTAGAGACACGTGGACTATAGACAATTCTAATTGTGCTAAGTGTAAGCACGAAGAGAGCTTGGGTAAACCAAGTTTAAGACAATGGTTCAATGAACAATATAGCACAGACAAAGTCAAGTTAAGATACTTTGAAGTAGGGTTTGATAACATTTGTGATTTGACCTGTGACGGCTGCTGGGAAGAATGGAGCAGTAGTTGGTGGGTCAAAAAGAATCCAAACTTACCACCCAAACAGGGCATTACCAGCACAGTGACAGCGTCAAACATTAGTAACAACAGTGCTATCACTATCAACGGTGATCCTACAAATGGTAGTATGAAGGTAGATGTTCCTCTTATAGTAAATGGCAGAGATGTAGTAAAAGAACTTGACGAAATGCGTGATGCTCTGTTATTATTAAAGTGTGACGTGGATATGGAAGCAAAGTATCCTCGGTTAAAAGAACTGAAGGATGAGTACGAAGCGGCACTGGCAAAATATCAAACATTTGAAGCTATAAAGGAATCAAAGTAATGGCAATGGGCCCAGAACCTAAAAAAACTACTGATCAAGCAATGATCGATGAATTTCTAAATAAAGGTGGCACAATTACTAAAGGTAAAACTAAACCTATGCCCAGCGAACTTGGTATTAGTAATAGTACATGGAACAATAAACTTACTAAAAATGAGAAAAACGCAAAGGATAAAAAAAAATGAAGTGGCTTGATAACTGGTTTGCTCGCATGTCTGAAAAATCTCGGAACAATGCAGGAAGTGAAAGAGGTATGTCTGTTAGCAGCATAGATGAAACGTTTTGGCCCGACACTGATCCTGTTCTTACATTCCGTATCTATAGTGCTAACAACGGACAGATTCTTGAGTTTAGACGCTACGATCGCAAAACAGATCGCAACGACAACAGCACATATATTATCGAAAAAGATCGAGACATTGGTGAATATGTTAGCAAGTGTCTAAGTTTGGAGATGTTGAAATGATCAAGAAACATCATTACAGTTGGCAGGATGTAGAACAGGCCTGCGTAAGCATCGCACTACAGATGTACAAGGATCAGTGGCGACCCGACTATATTGTAGGTATTACACGAGGTGGCAACGTACCTGCTACTATCCTAAGTAATATGCTGGGCATTCGGTGTGAAGCACTAAAGGTAAGTCTACGTGACACCAACGACAGTAATTGCGAAACTAACTGTTGGATGAGCGAAGATGCGTTCGGTTATAACTATCCAGAAGAGTCGGGCGTAACAGGTGCCAGGTGGGATATAAAGCAGCGTAAAAACATTCTAGTTGTAGGTGACATCAATGATACTGGTGCTACATTCAACTGGATCAAGCAAGATTGGCAAGGCAGTTGCTTACCAAACGAAACAGATGTTTGGAACAGCATTTGGCATCGTAATGTTCGTTTTGCTACTATCACAGACAACCAGTCAAGCGAATTCAACGGCACAGTAGATTACACTGTACACGAAGTGAACAAGGCAGAGGAAGATGTTTGGCTTGTATATCCTTGGGAGAACAAGTATAACTTATAACTTGACTGTTATTAAAATCTGTGTTATAATAAAGAAATATAATCAAAGGAGAAAAAATGAAAAAACAATTAGTTAAAGCTGCTAGAATGCACGCCGAAGGTGAACTAGAACGTGCCAAAACAAATGTAATGGTATACATGAATAACTCAACTGGTATCGGTGAACATCCTGATATCGTCGAAGCTATTCAAGGCGAACTGGACAAGATGGCTGCTGCCAATGATCGTATTGAAATGCTTGAGAAATTTTTCAAAGATTGATTGACAAAAACCTAAATATATGGTACAATACTATTATGTGTTGTACCATATATCATGGCAATCCACTGCCTTAACATCGGAGATTACAAATGACAAATAGAACAACTTCACATATTCTGCGTGACAGTATGCAAGCAGACGGCAAAAGATTCTGGGCCGGTGATAACATTTCAGAATATATTGGACCTAACATCAAAGACGAACTGATTGACGAAGCTACACTAGCATTTGAAACAGTGCTTGATACACTGTTGATTGACAGGGCCACTGACCCCAACAGTCAAGGCACAGCACGTAGACTGGCTAAGATGTACTTTAATGAGATTATGAGCGGACGGTATGATGCTATGCCCAACGCAACAGCATTTCCAAATGATCCAAAGGACGGATACGACGGTATGTTGGTTGTACGTTCAGAACTGCGCAGTATGTGTAGTCATCACCACCAGCCCGTGAGTGGTGTAGCATACATTGGTATTATTGCTGCTGACAAACTGATTGGACTTAGCAAATATACACGCATTGCGCAATGGTGTGCTAGACGAGGTACACTACAGGAAGAATTGGCTGTGGACATTGCTCGTGAGATTATGGCAGCAACTGGCTCAAAGAACGTAGGCGTTTATGTGCAGGCGACTCACGGATGCTGCGAAAATCGAGGCATTATGGCACACAGCAGTCTTACACAGACCACAGTGCTTAAAGGTGCGTTTAGCAATGACAGCAGCACTAAGAAAGAATTCTTTGACAATATTAAACTACAGCAGGAGTTTGCACCAAAATGAAATTAAGATATAGCGAAGCATTTTATTCGGTACAAGGTGAAGGCAAATATGTAGGAGTACCTAGCGTGTTCCTACGCACCTTTGGTTGTAATTTCCGTTGTATGAACTTTGGACTGGGCAGATCAGAACCCAGTCGTGCAGAAAAACACGCTAAAGGTGAAAGATACAACGCAGAAGTCAAAGCACTGCTGGACGCAGGTGTACATGAAACTGTAGAAAAATTTGAAGACTTGCCTATTATTCACACAGGTTGTGATACATACGCAAGCATCTATCCTGAGTTTAAACATCTTGTTCACGAACGAACAATTGACGAAGTGGTAGATCATTTACTAAGTCTTACTCCAGAAGGGTGTTGGACAATGGCAAATGGACAGGATGTTCATTTGATTTTAACAGGTGGCGAACCTTTGCTGGCATGGCAACGTTTGTACATCGATCTGTTTGAACACCCACGTATGCAGGATTTAAAAAATGTTACATTTGAAACAAACACTACACAAACACTTCACAGAGATTTTCATGAATATCTCAATGACCATGGACGAATTAATATTACCTGGAGTTGTTCACCTAAACTCTCCGTTAGTGGAGAATCTTGGGAGGATGCTATACGTCCTAACGTTGCTGCCAATTATGCTAGCGTTTCTGGTAGCGATCTTTATCTTAAATTTGTGTGTGCTGATCGTGCAGATATTGATGAAGCTGGCCGTGCGGTTCAAGAGTATCGCGACGCAGGCATTGAATGCCCTGTATACCTTATGCCGTTGGGCGGACGTTCGGAAGAATATAACCTCAACGTTCAGGAAGTGGCGAACATCTGTATGGAAAAAGGATGGCGCTTCACACCCAGACTCCACATTAGCCTATTTGGAAATGCCTGGGGAACTTGATAAGGTTTCTAAATATTCAAAAGGCATACACACAGAAGAACAATTTAACAAACTAAGGAAAGATTTATGAGAAAAATTACACTAAACCCCCGCATTGCAGATAGTACATCCTTTGATTGGAACAACGACTGGATCGTAATAAAAGAGAACGATCAATTATTAGAGTTTAGTGCTCCAAAAAGAGATAACCCGTATAGAAAATATACAAGACAACAACAAGAAGTTATACAAACAGTGAACCATGTACTTGAACATAACAATCAGCCAGTTGTGTCTATCGAAGAAGCAGATCGGTTGCTCTTCCCTTTTGGTAAAGATCAAGAAGTCAATTCTGAAGATATTCAAGCTCTTGCCGGCTTTAAGGTTGAAAAGAAAATTGTGCCATTAGATTAAGGAGAACACTTTGAACAATTATATTTTTACTAGCGAAAGTGTTAGTGACGGACACCCAGATAAAGTAGCAGACCAAATTTCAGATGCACTTGTAGATGCTGGATTAAAGGCGGGCGACTCTACTACTCGTGTTGCTGTCGAAACACTTGTAACTACCAACCATGTAACGTTGGCGGGCGAAGTAAAAAACTTTAACGTAAGCAAGGAACAAGTTAAAGAAATTGTCCGTAGCAAAGTTCGTGAGATTGGTTATGAGCAAGAAGGATTTCATTGGGATAAACTAAACATCTACAATGAAATCCATTCTCAAAGTGCGGACATTGCACTAGGCACAGACGACTTTGGTGCTGGCGATCAGGGCATTATGTTTGGATACGCCTGCAACGATAATGCAGCATACTTGCCTGCGCCTATCTATTATGCACACGAGATTCTAAAAGACCTTAAAGCAGAACGTGAAATTACAAACATTATTGGACCTGATGCTAAATCACAGGTTAGTGTGCAATACGAAGGCGGCAAAGCCAAACGTATTGATCAAGTTGTTATCAGTACACAACACAGCGAAGGGCATGTTGAAGCAGCACGTGATCTTGCAAAACAATGCGCAATGAATGTATTAGGAGATTTAATCGATGAAAACACTGTATGGCATCTTAACCCTACTGGTAACTTCGTTATTGGTGGCCCAGACGGGGATGCTGGCGTTACCGGAAGAAAGATTATTGTTGATACTTATGGCGGATTTGCCCCCCACGGCGGCGGAGCGTTTAGCGGTAAGGATCCTACTAAAGTGGACCGGTCAGCTGCGTACATGGCGCGATGGCTTGCGAAAAATGTAGTAGCAGATGAAATGGCAGACTGGTGTAACATTCAATTAAGCTATGCTATTGGCATTAAGCAACCTACTAGTGTTTATGTAGAGTCCAATGGATATAGCAAAAGCATTGAAAAGTTTATCCGTGAAACCATCGACTTATCACCAAAAGGTATTATTGACAGATTTGATTTATTCAACTATACTAATTATAGTGATAATTGTACATACGGACACTTTGGCAACAAAGATGTACCATGGGAAAGGATTGGTTGGTAATGAAACAGTGGTTAAAGCGTGTCACAGGCATAGAAGCTAAAGAACGTGAACTAGAACAAGAGATAGCTTTACACAAAGCTGCGGCAGAGGCCGAGCATACTCGTATAGCAGAAGAAGAGCTTGAACTGCTAAAAAAGAAAGATCCAAAGGCATACGCTACTAAAAAAGGCGAACCTTGGATAAGTGTACTGGATGTTAAAGTTAATCAAGAAAATATCCGCAATGGGTTTTTTGAAATGGATTGGAATGATCTGTTCATTCAACAACTTAGACAAGCAGGATATGGAGAAGAAATGGATCCCGAAGAAGAAATTGTAGATCGTTGGTTTCGTGATATTGTTTATGGTATGCTCGAACAAGAAGGACTTGACACACAGCGTGGTTCCGGCTATATTAATGTAGTACCCATTGATAAAGGACGCAGCGAAGTTTCATGAACACTTATATTCTAGTTGACACAGCAAATACTTTTTTTCGAGCTAGGCACGTTGTGCGTGGCGACATCGATACCAAAGTAGGCATGGCGCTGCATATTACGCTAAACAGTGTAAAAAAAGCGTGGCAAGACTTCAACGGCACTCATGTTGTGTTCTGCTTAGAAGGACGCAGCTGGCGCAAGGACTTTTATGAGCCCTACAAGCGCAATCGTAAAGAAACTCGCGATGCTATGACGCCTCGTGAGATGGAAGAGGACAAAGCGTTTTGGGAGATCTTTGACGAGTTCAAAGACTTTGTTACCAACAAAACAAACTGTACTGTGATGCAGCATTCGCAGCTGGAAGCAGATGATCTTATTGCGGGCTGGGTACAGAATCATCCTAATGACAATCATGTTATTATCAGCACAGACGGTGACTTTGCACAGTTGATTGCTCCTAACGTGCGTCAGTATAACGGTGTTGCTAACATGACTATCACACATGAAGGATACTTTGACGACAAAGGTAAGCCTGTTGTGGATAAAAAAACTGGCGAAACTAGGCCGGCTCCATATCCACAATGGCAGTTGTTTGAAAAGTGTATGCGCGGTGACACCAGCGACAACGTGTTTAGTGCATATCCTGGTGTACGTGTAAAAGGCACTAAGAACAAGGTTGGACTACGCGAAGCATTTGAGGACAAAGATACAAAAGGATTCAACTGGAATAATATGATGCTGCAACGTTGGACAGATCATAACGGAGTTGAACATCGTGTACTAGATGATTACAATCGCAATGTTGTGCTGTGTGATCTTACTGCACAGCCTACCGAAATTAAATCTACTATTAACAAAACTATTACAGAAGTAGAACCCAAGGATGTATCGCAAGTCGGCATGCGCCTTATGAAGTTTTGTGCTAAATGGGATATGCAACGTATTGCAGATCAGGCACAGAGTTTTGCAGAACCATTACAAGCAAGGTATCCTAAATGACAATTAAAGCAAAACCTATCCTAGATAATAAATTTTGGATCATCGAGGATGAAGGTGTTCGAATAGGAACACTTACTAGAGACGATGATAATTTTGTATTTTCGAGTAAAGGCAAGATTGATTTTTATAAATCCGAAGGGCATCTAAAGAAAACGTTTGGGCAGAATTTTTTAACTGCTAAAATTATTGCCGCGCAGGACGCTACATTAGAGCATGATGTACACGGATATCTGACTAGAGGTATTCCATACAACAGTATGTATGATATTTCTAGAAGTCTTCCGTTGTTTACCAAGAGTGAAAAATCAAAAAGTGTATATTGTGCAGGATTTTATTTGATTAAGTTTAATGTAAATTGGCTTAAAAGCTTTTGTCCAAAGTTGATTACTATCGAACGTAACGAATATCTTGGGCCTTTTAAGACTGAAATTGAAATGAAAATGGTATTAAGTAATGTCAATCGAACCTCTTAATACAACAGCTATTCAACAGTTTATCAAGCAAGTGCAAAGTGCAGAAGCAAGCAAAGCAAAAGACTTACGCTTGGATATTGTAGCTGCAAAAAACCTTGCATTTTCACTAGGTATTGTTATGGCACGACTCAACGGCGATCTTGAAAAGTTTGTTAAAGAAAATGCTAAAAATAACAACGATGAAGTGATCGAAGTTAAATTTGCAGGCGGCGCAGATTGGAAATAAAGATAAATATATGCGTATATAATTAAGGAATACGCATATGAGTCGCCCCAAGCCAAAGATTTTAATGGAATTTACGAACGGTAGAACATACAAAAGCGAACAGATTTTAGAAGCAGAAGCAATCTGGGCAGTATTCTATCAAGGTGAACCGTTTAATTTAAAAAGTTTAAACTCGATAACCAATTATCCGGGACCTAAATATAAAAAAACTAGTTTTAGTAATCCGGGACATGCGCACAATCTTGCTAAAAAATTAAATTCAATGTTTAAAACAAACGATTTTAGTGTTTTTAAATTAACTGATGGCGAGGAAATAATTGAATAAAATCGTGTATACCAAGATCTTCTTAAAACAACTTGGTCATACAGTAAACGATACTGCATTAACTGAGTATATGCCAGTATGGTGGCAAAATACTAGAAAAAAAGAAACCGGAGGACTTCGTCTTACTGATGAAGGATTTGACGTATTAAACAAAATTGGAATTACAACATACGATATTCCATTTCCGCTGGACATGCCAATAACTACTCAAGTTATTATATTTCTTGACAAGTTTATTAATTGTCCGTATTATATAACTTCTCGAGGAATATCGGTTACAGACGAAAAGAAGGCAGTTGAGCTTTCTTTGTTTAGTGGTGATATACGCAAGTATGGAATTGCCAAGGCATTAAAACGTTCTACAGAATAAATAATATATGGCACATTTTAATACTATAGTCAATACCAAAGAACAAATAATGCTTCATGCAGCGCACCGTAATGGATCAAACCGAATACTGCATATACCCAACGTTGATAAGGATTGGAAATTAATACATCCTGCATTTATGCATCGATCCAACTGTGAAAAATTTACACATGTTAAAGTTATTAGAGATCCATATTTACGATGGCGCAGTTGGTTTTATGATTTTAAAGCAGGGCCTACTAACCCTAACTGGACAAACAAATGGAGTCTCGATTACGCTAAACTCTGGGTTGATGAGTTTAAAGACACTATGCATCAAGATATACATACAAATTTTCAAAAAGTAGAGTACGATGATGCTCGTATTTTGCAAAACGAAATATTCCTTCAAATGGAAGACCTTGATATATTTTTAGGAATATCTCAAAAACCTCATGTTATAGATGCTCGTACAACATACGAACAACAGATGGATGCAGACGTTATCAGTTACTTGCGGATTAAAATTCCTTTCTTATACAACATAGATTATACATGGATGCAAAATTTACCTCTCTGGTCAAAATAACGGTTGACCTGCTGTCCTAGATACGTTATATTAAAATTGTAACGAAACAGAGGTGAAACTACTGTGATGCAAGAATACTTAGATATTTTTGATGCCATTGTAGACAAATTTATCGTTGACAGCAACATCAACTAATGCTATAACTAACACATAGACACTGAACAAAAGGAATACACCATGTCTGATGCACGTACTCTTAGCCCTAATAAAGCAAAAACTAGCTTGCGGGTAGCTATGAAAAAGAAACGCCCAATCTTCCTTTGGGGTCCTCCTGGTATTGGTAAATCTGATATCGTAGCACAAATTGCTGATAGTTTTGATAACTCGCACCTTATTGATATTCGTTTGAGCCTTTGGGAGCCTACAGACATCAAAGGCATTCCGTACTTTGACAGCAACTCGGGCACAATGGTGTGGGGTGCACCTAGCGAGCTGCCCAGTGCAGAATTTGCAGCACAGTATGATAATATTGTATTGTTCTTGGACGAGATGAACAGTGCTGCGCCGGCAGTACAAGCGGCAGCATATCAGCTGATTCTTAACCGTCGTGTTGGTACCTACAAGCTGCCTGACAATGTTATGATTGTGGCTGCTGGTAACCGTGAAGCTGACAAAGGTGTTACTTACCGTATGCCTGCTCCGTTGGCTAACCGTTTTGTTCACCTCGAGCTGGCTGTTAACTTTGACGATTGGTTTACTTGGGCTGTCAACAACAAGGTACACCAAGACGTTGTAGGCTATCTGCAATTTGCCAAACAAGACCTGTATGACTTTGATCCTAGAAGTGCAAGCCGCAGTTTTGCAACCCCGCGTAGTTGGAGTTTTGTTAGTGAATTGCTGGAAGACAATATCGATGACGGCACTACCACTGATCTAGTTGCAGGTGCCGTTGGTGAAGGTCTTGCAGTAAAATTTATGGCACACCGTAAGGTTGCATCGCAGATGCCCAATCCTAGCGATATCCTTGCTGGTAAGGTCAAGGAGATGAAGAGCAAAGAAATTAGTGCAATGTATTCCTTGACTGTGTCCCTGTGCTACGAGCTGAAGGAAGCAAGTGACAGCAATGACAAGAAATTTGATGACAAAGTCAACAACTTCCTGCGCTTTGCAATGGATAACTTTGACACCGAACTAGTTGTTATGGGTATCAAGCTTTCTCTTACTCAATACGGTCTTCCAATCGACCCGGATGCAGTTGAATGCTTTGACGAGTTCCACGATCGGTACGGCAAGTACATCAAAGCTGCGCAGTCGGCATAAAACGATGCAATAAGGTGGGCGTTGGAAACTTCGCCCACGTTTTCTATATAGAGGTTGACCGAATACGTAAATAATGTTATATTAACGTATAGGATAAAACAAAGAGGTATACAATGTCTACTAAAAAAACTGCAAGCAAAATACGCAATTGGCAGCCTGATCCCAACATCACTCCAGCAGCACTTGAAAAAATGCGTGTAGAAGTGCATGAACGTATTATTACTGCTCGTGTAGGATTATTGTTACGGCATCCATTCTTTGGTAACATGGCAACTCGTTTGAAGATTCAAGCCGCGGACGAGTGGCTTCCTACTGCTGCGGTAGACGGACGTCACCTGTTCTATAACACTCAATTCTTTAACGCAATGAACAATAAAGAAGTTGAGTTTGTTCTTGCTCACGAAATCTTACACATGGTATATGACCATTTGGGTCGTCGTGAATCGCGTAACCCGATGCTGTACAATATTGCGGCAGATTATATTGTAAACAACTTGCTTGTAGATGACCGCATTGGTAAGAAGCCTAGTATTGTTGATTGCTATCAAGATTTTAAATACCGTGGCTGGAGTTCAGAAGAAGTATACGACGAGCTGTTTGAACAAGCAAAAAAGAACGGCCAGGAAGCTGTTGAGGCGCTGGGCGAAATGCTGGACGAACACCTTGACTGGGAAGATGGTGACGGCGACGAAAATGACAACGGT